AACAAGATGCCTCAAACGTAGTTCCCGCAGTCGCAACCACTATCGGTGGTTTTGTAGGCGACTTCAATTGGGGTCCTGCAGATGAGATCATCACAGTTGCAAGTGAAAATCAACTGGTAGAGAGATTCGGTAAACCAAACACAACAGCAAATGTAGACTTTTTAACAGCCGCAAGTTTTCTTGCATATGGATCGGCTCTTAAAGTAGTACGAACAGTGGGTGCTGCTGCTAACGCAACTGCAAACGGCGGCGCGTTGCTAGTCAAAAACGAAGATGCTTTTGAAGCACTCGGTGCCCAGACTGTAGGTGTCTTTGCAGCTAAGTACCCAGGTTCTTTGGGTAACAGTCTCAAAGTAGCAATGGCAGACTCTACTACATTCAGTAGTGGATCTATTGCTTCTATTGCAGTTGATACTGCTGGTTCAGGCTACACAACTGTTCCTGATGTGGTAGTGGACGCCGCGCCAGCTGGCGGTGTTACTGCTACAGCTACAGCGGTACTTGCCGGCGATACAGTAGGTTCGATAATCGTTTCGTTTGCTGGCTTAGGATACACAAGTGCTCCTGCTATAACATTTACTGGCGGCGGCGGCACCGGTGCAGCGGCTACAGCAACAATGGTTACAGCTTGGACTTACGCAAATCAGTTTGATAGTGCTCCAGGAACATCTGCATACGCTGCTAATAACAGCACATCACTAGATGAGATACACGTTATTGTTATCGACGAAGACGGCGCAATCACAGGTCGTGCAGGAACAGTACTAGAAAAATTCGCAGGCGTCTCTAAAGCATCAGACGCTAAAGATGATTCTAATCAGTCTAATTTCTACAAAGATGTAATCAACAATCGTTCTAAGTGGATTTGGGCTGTTACGAGACCAACCAATGGCACGGATTGGGACACATCTACAGTAGGTAACTCGACATTTGTTACTTTGCTTTCAAATGACGGCGACTTAAATAATTCTCTAAGCGCAGGCGCAGATGCTGCACCAAGTGACGGTCAGTTGACATCTGGATACGATCTTTTTGCTAACGATGAATTGGTTGACGTAAACCTTCTTATCGGCGGTCGGCACAGTGCAATAGTACAAGACGCTATCATTGATAACGTTGCTGAAGTACGCAAAGACTGCATGGTGTTTGTATCACCGCAGTCAGCATCTGTAGTGAACAACGCAGGCAGTGAAACTACAGCACTTGTTGCTGAATTGTCTAACTACACAAGATCTTCTTACGCTTCAATGGACAGCGGTTGGAAGTACATGTACGACAAGTATAACGACAAGTATCGTTGGGTACCTTGCAGTGGTGATATTGCTGGTGCATGTGTTACGGCTGACGCAACGGCTGATCCTTGGTTCTCTCCTGCAGGCGCATCACGTGGTTCTATCAAGAATGCGGTTAAACTCGCGTATAGCCCAAGCAAAGCAGACCGAGATACGCTTTATAAAGCAGGCATCAACCCAGTAGTTGGTTCACAAGGACAAGGTATCATCTTATTCGGTGACAAGACGCTGCTTAACAAGAACAGCGCATTCAACAGAATCAATGTTCGTAGATTGTTTATTACAGTTGAAAAGGCAATTGCAACAGCAGCTAAATTCCAACTATTTGAATTTAACGATGGTTTCACAAGAGCCCAGTTCCGTTCATTGGTTAGCCCTTTCTTGCGCGATGTGCAAGGTCGAAGAGGTGTCTATGACTTCCGAGTAGTGTGTGATGAAACTAATAACACTGCTGAAGTTATTGATCAAAACCAATTCAGAGCAGACATCTTCTTGAAGCCTGCTAAATCTATCAACTTCATCACTCTGACGTTTGTTGCAACACGCACAGGCATCAGTTTTGAAGAGTTAGGCGCCTAATAAATAGAATCAACAGGAGAACAATTCAATGAATATTGAAGATTTTAAAGCAAGATTGGGCGCTGGTGGAGCGAGACCCAATCAATTTGAAGTGGACTTAACGTTCCCAGGATATGTAGGCGGTGTTGATCCGTCTTACAGTCTTCTGGTTACGGGTGCTGCATTGCCCGCTTCTAACGTAAACCCAGCTATCATTCAGTACAGAGGTCGTGAGATCAAACTAGCTGGCGAAAGAATTTTTGATCCGTGGACAATTACGATTGTTAACGATTCAGGATTTTCTTTACGTCAACCCTTTGAAGAATGGATGAACGGCATGAACGGTCGTGAAGATAACACAGGTGTTCTTACACCAAGTGAATATCAAGCAGACATAGTAGTGAAGCATTTGGATAGAAACAATGACGTATTGCCAGGTGGCACTTACACATTAAACAATGCTTTCCCTATCAACATGTCTGAAATCGCATTGCAATATGCACAGAACGACGTCCTTGAAGAATTTACAGTGACATTCCAATACACCCACTACGATGTAAGCTAAATACATAGTGTGGATTAGGAGATTATAATGGAAATATTTGGGTTTGAAATAAACAGGAAAAAGGCACTCGCGTCTGAAAAGTCGTTTGTGCCTCCTTCTGAAGACGGTGCTATAGATACCGTTCGCAATGCTGGCGGACACTATGGCACTTACTTGGACATCGACGGTGTTGCAAACACTCAAGAGCAATTGATAAAAAGATATCGTGACATCTCTATGATGGCAGATGTAGATACTGCTATTGAAGATATCGTCAACGACACTATTTCAAATCTAGATGATGAGAGACCCGTCTCAGTTGATACTGATTCGGTGAATGTTTCTGCCGCTGTAAAAAAAGCAATACACGATGAATTCAATGAAGTGTTGAAATTGTTTGACTTTAACAATAGAGCGCAAGATTATTTTAGACGTTGGTATATTGACGGTCTAATCTACTTTCACAAAGTGATTGACATGCAAAAGCCAAAGCAGGGCATTACTGATATTAGATATATCGACCCTAGAAAAATACGTTTAATACGAGATGTTAAAAAGGAAAAGGATCCGAATACAGGCGTCAATTTCATTAAAGAAATTAAAGAATATTTTGTATACGATGATAAAGGAATTGCTAGTAAGCCTGGGCAAATACAGTCAAATAATGCATTGCATGATAGCAAAGCGTTGCGTATTACTAAAGATGCAATTGCATACTGCCCATCAGGACTAGTAGATCAAGATAAAAATATTCCTTTGTCATTCTTACATAAAGCGATTCGTCCAGCGAATCAGTTAAGAATGATGGAAAACGCTGCGGTGATCTATCGTATCACTCGCGCACCAGAACGAAGAATCTTTTATGTAGATACAGGCAATCTGCCTAGAATGAAAGCAGAGCAATACTTAAAAGATATTATGGATCGCTATCGTAACAAATTAGTATACGATGCCTCTACTGGCGAGATCCGCGATGATAAGAAATTCATGTCTATGCTTGAAGACTTCTGGTTACCACGAAGAGAGGGTGGCAGAGGCACAGAGATTCAGACATTACCTGGAGGTTCAAATCTAGGTGAGACAGGCGACATAGAGTACTTCCAAAGAAAGTTATACCAATCTTTGAACGTGCCTGTCTCTCGTTTAGAACAGCAAGCAGGTTTAAATTTCGGTCGTAGCGCCGAGATAAATAGAGATGAATTGAAGTTTGTTAAATTTATTTCTAAGCTAAGACGTAGGTTCAGTGTACTTTTTGATGACTTGTTAAAGACTCAGTTAGTATTAAAAGGGGTCATCAAAGAAGATGAATGGGCTGATATTAGAGAGACAATCATATATAAGTTTGCCTCAGATGCCTACTACACTGAATCGAAAGATCAGGAAATTCTTAGAAGTAGAACAGAAGTATTGAATGGTGTTGCGCCATTCGTAGGACAATTCTTCAGTCGAGAGTATGTTCAGAAGAAAATTCTTATGCTCAGTGATGAAGAAATAACAGAGATTAATTCTCAGATTGCAAGCGAACCAAAACCAGAAGGTGATAATAATGAGTGAAGTTGAAACAGAAATCGAATTAGAAGTTAGCCCAGAAGATGCTAGACAGGATGCCATCAGAGATATGATGGACAAGTGGGCTAACGGAGAACTGACAGACGCACAAGATTCTTTTAATGGGATCATGAATGTACGCGCTGACGATTTAGTTGCTGATAAAAAAGCAGATATAGCCGCTGCTATATACAACGATGCGATTGAAACCGACGTTGAATATGCAGAGATGGATAACGATGAAACTCAAGTAGAGGTGGAGGACGATGAACTACCGGAAACAGAATCGGAGGAACCCCAACAGGGTCAAGGATCAGATGAAAAAATTTAACGAGTTTAGAGAATCTGCCGCAGACGATGCGGGAGATATTCGCGCAAAAGCAGAACGTCGAGCCGCTAGAAAGCAAAAGCAACTAGCAAAGATGGCAGCAGAAGAAGCGATGCCAGTTGCTAAAACTTCTAAAGAAAAGCCAACTGCCGCGCACCCCCAAGCGCCTAGCACTGAAGGTGATACTACACCTCCAAAGCAGGGTGACTCTGAAGATCCTAAGTTGACACACAATTGCGCAACTAAAGTAGTGCATCCTAAGTTTGGTGAAGGTAAGCCGATCATGGGTGAGCATGCTGAACCAGATGCAAATGGCACCGTCTGGTGGTATAAAGTTATGTTTGAACATGGAATCGAAACGTGTGAGACTTATAGCATGGAAGTGCTAGAAGAAGGTTCCCATATGAATCACAAGAAAAAGAAGTAGGGGATAAAACTAAATGGCATCTACTCAAGCAAATCTTAAATTAACACAGGTTCAAGGTGTTACTGTTGTCTCTGAAGATGGCAGTACACCTGCTGCTCAGACAATTCGTTTGAATAATGAACTTAAAAAATCAACAGAAACTGTAGGTACCCCGGTTGTAGATATTAGTGCCATTTATTGGACACTCGGTGATGGTGCGACTGCTACTATCACAAGAAACAGTGTCTTGCTGCATACTTTACACATGTCAGGAAAATTAGAATTTTTCGGCTTCTCTGATAACAGAGAGAACGAGTCTGATATTGTCGTTAGTGTCACTGGCGCTGGTGGTACAGTAATTGTACAGGCAGCAAAGATTGCAGGTTACGGCTCACAACAACACCAAGGCGCTGATGGAGATCTAGGCTAATGAGATTAATCAAAGAATTAAATGAAGACGTTCAATACTTTTTAGAAGAAAGCAAAGATGGAAAGAAGAATCTTTTCATCGAGGGCGTTTTCCTACAATCAAATTTAAAAAATCGTAACGGCAGAGTATACCCTAAAGAAGTTATGCGAAATGAAGTCGCACGATACACCGCCGAAAGTATTGACAAGAAGAGAGCATTAGGCGAACTTGGTCACCCAGAAGGACCGTCACTTAATCTTGATCGCGTGTCACACATGATCGTATCATTGAAAGAAGACGGCGATAACTGGATAGGTAAAGCTAAGATTTTAGACACTCCAATGGGAAAAATCGCAGCTAATTTAATTGAAGCAGGCGCTCAGTTAGGCGTCAGTTCAAGAGGGCTTGGATCCATTAAAGAAAAGAATGGAATCAATGAAGTCCAAAACGATTTTATGCTGGCAACAGCCGCTGACATCGTAGCAGATCCTTCTGCACCAGATGCATATGTTGAAGGTATTATGGAAAATAGAGAATGGGTAATGGTTGACGGTATCTGGACTGCAAGGGATATGGAACAGGCACAACAAACAATTCGCAAAGCATCTAGCCGTGAACTAGAAGAAGCGAAGATTCAGGTGTTTAGCTCATTCTTGAACAAGTTATCCAAAATTTAAATTTATATAAATAAACAAGTTAACAAACTTTAAGGAGACATTAAATGGCTGTTGAATCCAAAATCAGAGAGCTCCTTGGCAAGGTCGGTGAAGTAGACACCCTTGTTGAAGAAGCTCAAAGCATTGAGGAAAAGGCTGGTTTACCAAACTCGAAAGATGTTGGTGACAAGACTATCCCTACACAGGGTGACTCAAATGCTAATCCAGAACAGGAAGACTTATCAGGATCAGATGACAAAGGTGGATTAACTTCACCTGTTGGAAAAGCTGCATCTGCAAAAGCATCCAAAGACACAACACTGCCTAAAGGTAACGGCGCTGGACAAGCTCCAAACTATGACAGTGGCACAGACTCTGCGTCTGTTGTAAACAACCCAACATCTGCTGGCGTCCGCGAAGAGGAAGAAGTAGAAGTTGAAGAAGATCAGGAAGTTATCGCTGAAGATGAAGTAGAAGAAATTTCCGCTGAAGACGAAAGTGAACTAGTAGAGCATGATATCGCTTCACTATTTGCTGACGAAGAACATCTAAGCGAAGACTTCAAAGTAAAAGCTGCATCTATCTTTGAAGCAGTACTAACTGCTAGAGTAGCATCAGAAATTGACGCTATTGAATCTGACATTCGAGAAGAAGCAAAATTAGCGGAAGAAGAGTTCCGTACTGATATGGTCGAGAAGATCGATGCGTATCTTTCATATGTTGCTGAAAATTGGATGAAGGAAAACGAACTTGCAATTGAGCGAGGACTCAGGACAGAAATTACTGAAGACTTTATCAAAGGCATGAAGGGCTTGTTTGAAGATCATTACATCGAAGTACCTGCTGAGAAGTATGACGTACTAGGTGAAATGCAGACTCAAATTGATGAACTGAAGACTAAGTTGGACGAGAACGTTGCAGAGAAAATTGCAATGGTTTCTGAAAAAGTAGCACTTCTACGTCAACAAGCAATAACTGAAGCGTCCACTGATCTGACCGTAACAGAATCCGAAAAACTTGCTAAATTGGTTGAGAACGTTGAGTTTGATACTGAAGACATGTTTGCTGAAAAAGTATCTGTAATCAAAGAGAATTACTTCCCTAAGGTTAAAGCTACTACTGAAGACAAAATGCAAGATACAGTAGAAGAAGAATTCATTACCGAAAACAATGCAATGGCTATATACACGCAGTCTATTAGCAAAGCAGTCAAAAAGTAATTTTTTATAAATAGTAATAATATTATATACACAACCAAGTAAGGAGAAACTTAAATGTATCTTTCAGAGCAATTACAACAGAAATGGAGTCCTGTCCTCGAACACGCGGATTTGCCTTCCATTAAAGACCCGCACAAGCGCGCCGTTACTACTGTTATTCTGGAAAACCAAGAGAAAGCTCTTCGTGAAGAAAAGCAAGCTCTGTTTTCAGAAGCAGCACCTAGCAACAGCGTAACTGGTGGCGGAATCGACAACTACGATCCGATTCTTATCTCATTGGTAAGACGCGCACTTCCTAACCTTATGGCATATGATGTCGCTGGCGTTCAGCCAATGACTGGACCTACTGGTCTTATCTTTGCTATGAAGTCACACTACGGCACACAGGCCGGCGCTGAAGCACTGTTCAACGAAGCCGATACTGACTTCTCTGGCGCTGGTGCTCATGACGGTTCTAACCCAGTAGATGGTGCTTACACAACAGGTACTGGCGTTGCAACAGCAACTGGCGAGGACTTCGGTGACAGTGTTACTCTTAATGAGATGGCATTCAGCATCGAAAAGACAACTGTTACTGCTAAGACCCGCGCGTTGAAAGCTGAGTACACAGTAGAACTTGCACAAGACTTGAAAGCAGTACACGGTCTTGACGCAGAAGGCGAGTTGAGCAACATCTTGTCTCAAGAAATTCTTGCTGAAATTAACCGCGAAGTAATTCGCACAATCTACAAAGTCGCTAAGCCTGGTGCTGCATCTACTGCAACTCCTGGTACTTTCGACTTGGACGTTGACTCTAACGGTCGTTGGTCTGTAGAGCGTTTCAAAGGCTTGTTGTTCAACATCGAGCGTGATGCAAACGTAATCGCACAAGACAC